TATATATTAGATTCATCGAATAAAAAATGCCGTTTCGTTGTGAAAAATGTAATTATATAACTAATCGAAAATTTTTATATGACCGACATACAAAAAACAAAAATGGATGTAAGAAAAAAACCATGTGTCGATACTGTCCTAAAAGTTTTATGACGTTAAAAATTTGTCAAAAACATCAAGCAAAATGTTCAAATCGCAAAAAATGCATTTGTAAACATTGCGAAAAAAAACTTTCAAATGTTTCAAATTTACACCAACATTTCAAAACTTGCAAAAAACAAAATAAGAATTCAGATCAAACGCCTTGCCAAACATATTTATGTCCTTTTTGTCATGATAATTTTAATAAAACAGATGAATTTAAAACTCATATTTCAATATGTTCATTAAAAGACCCTCCTTCTTTGTCTGCCAAAACAATAAACAATACAACCAATAACAACACAACCAACATTGATAACAGTGATAACAGTACCACTATCAACAACACAAATATTGACAATAGTACCATTGTAAATAACATAGCAGTTTTGAATTTTGGTAGTGAGAATCTCGATTTTTTGACTGAAAAAAAATTACGACAATGTTTCCTAGATCCGAAAAATTCCATCAGTAATCTTTTAGAATTCATACATTTTAATAAAACACATCCAGAAAACAATAATATTAAAATAGAAGATTCAGATGCTAAACATATAAAAATCTATGATGGTAAATCATGGAATTATGAAAAAATCAAAACTGGATTACAAAAAATAGCAAATAATAATTTTTTTGTTCTGGAAAAACAATATGGTATTTGTCGTGATAATATGAGTCATCGAGCACAGGAAAATTGGGATGATTTTTACTATGATTATCTAAGTGATGAACCAATTTTAGTGGAACATGTTTATGATAAAGTATTTATTGTCTTACAAAAGAATCGAAAATAATTTAAAAATAAAAAAATCTATTTTATTTCAAAAATTACTTTATTTTCCATTCTTTTTTTTATTTAGCACATGAACTATGACAGACCAAATTACTGACACTAAAATGCCAAACGCAATTGGTCCAAGTGAAAGATATAATGACCATCCCAATTCATTATTTGCCCATGGTAGTCGATCATACCTTGGATCAAGATGTGGTACCAACAGATCTGTGCAATTTTGTTCAATTGAACTCATGTTCAATCCAATATATTCAGGTTTATAAATGGCATAGGTATAACAAGTAAAATCACCACTTTGGTCAGATGCAAATACACGTCCTGCAATATTAAGCCATCCCCAAAACATAAGAGTACCGTGAAATGTTTTTTCAGAAAAGATACGTTGAATAATTGTACGATTTCGAATTAAATCAGCTTTTTCTTTATTAATTAAATCTTGAACGGACATTTGATCTGGAAATCCATTTTTATTTATAAATAAGTCTACATTCGATATAGCTTGTTTGTGAAGTTTTCCACGATGAATTTTAATGAGAATCCATCCAACTATTAAACTAACATTTGTAAATACAAATGATATTAATACTGCGAGAGGGAGCCCAGTATTATGAATTAATAATGATGTACCAGTGGCAAGCAGCATAGATACAATATATAAATCGCCAAACCATGGATGGAGAAATTTGATTTTATGATGAAGGCGAGTGATGAAACAGGCAATACCAGAAAGAAAAATTAAATAACAAAACACCAAATGAATAAAATAAAAAGTTTTAGAACAAGTATATTTCGAAAAATGGTATGTATATTCTAAATCGTTGAGTGTGGATGGAAACGATGACATAATGAGTATGTTGGTTTTTGTGAAATCAAATAATGAAATTAAATAATAAAATCAAATTTTAAAATAAAAAAATAATCAATCATTGGTTTTTGTGATCTTTTTGCTTAGAGGGGGATGATACTCAATACACCCAATATAAAAAAAATAAAAAAAATTTGTTTTATTTTTTTTTATACACAACTTAATGATTTTCCACAACCCACTTTCCGTTTGTTATTTGACTCTGTTGTTGACCCCGTTAAATCAGTAATTTGTAACCAGCTGAACAGCATATCTAGTAAAAAGGCCCCAATCAAACTCATTTCAAAATAGACATTTGTAAAGGTAAAATCGCGAACAATCATATCAATTGTTTCTTCTGAATAATGCCATAAACCACAACATTGCGTAAAAGTCTCATATGTACCCGGTATTTCAAACGTGGTACAATTTGGAGCAGTGAAATTTCCATCATAAACCACTTTTGCGTCACTACTTTCACAATTTAATTCAGGTGTAAAATAAGTCTCACTATATCCAGACCAATGATCTTCATAAATTGTAATATTTTCTTTCCCATTTAATGAATTTGTCGCATAAGAACTCGCAAATACAATCATAAAACAAGTTGGTAAAAGTAAACATCCACTTACAATTGATGCTTTTACTTTTAATCCAATATGATCATTAAATTCATAAAATGTAGTTGTGATTCCAGTGATACAAAAAGCCAATGTTCCAACCAATATAAGGAAATATGCTAATCCCGCCACTGGCTCAAACCATTCTTCTTTTTGTCCTACAAAGTAATTATTGTACAGAGTGATATTATTGATAGATTTTCTAGAAAGAATTGTGAAATAATCAATGGAAAAATAGATGAAATATCCCAAAATTGAAAAATAAAGTACCCAACTTAAAATTATAAAGAACCACAAATTCCATGGTTTCACTGGTTTCGATATTGTATGCATTTTATTTTTTATTTTAGTTAAAATGTTTGGTTTGAGTTTAAATTGAATTCAAATTTAAATAAAACAATTTTAAACACAACTTTTTCCAAATTTAATAATCTGATTTGAACAATATACTTTTTAAACATTAATTTTAGCAAGAAAATTTGCTATATTTATTACCATAATAAAAGACATAATATTTTGATTTCGACTAATTTTATTTAGATTTTTCAATATTTCATATTTTTTAATGGGTGGTTTCCAATGGAAACTAACTTTTTTATTATTTTTCGCCATAGCGATACTAAATCCAGCACTTGCTAAAATGGGGCATATAAATGATAAATATGAACCATAATAATCGTGATATTTCATGTGAGAAAACAAATTTACGTTCATCAATTCATGATCTACCTCTTTGTATAATTTTTGTTTGGTAAATTTATGATATAAATATCCTGACAATTGTTTTCTATAATTATCACTCATGTGTGAATTACACTGTAGAATCTGATAAAGTGACACTAGTCGTAGATGGTCAGTTGTGTTTATTTTTTTCCATATCTTCCAACTATCCAAATCGGCTTTACTGTTATATTTTTCCCATTTTTTTTTTTTTTCTGTTTCATTATTATATTTTGAAATTAAATCCATTGTTATTATTAAATCATCACAATAGGTATGGTCACTGAAGGACAATAAATTGGAAAGTATTAAAGATGGATATAACACTATGGAAGAACACATTGTGAGATGTGATTTCATATTTTTTTGAGAAAATCCATTTTTGATATAATTATATGTTGAAAAACAAACACCTGTGAAAAAAAACATTTATTTTATATGGTATTTTTTTGTTGAGATTATTTTTGTTCATATGAATTTTCAAATTTTTTTATCTGTCACAGCCAACGGAAACAATCAATTACATTCTTTTTTTAATATTTCATATGCATTATTGATTTGTCGTGCCATACTTTTTGCAAATTGTACATCGTCACCATTATATGAATCCAAATGCCATTTTTTAATTTCTTGATAATAATGTTTTTTTAACACTTGACTGGTTAATTCAATATGTTCTGTTAATCCCAAGAGTCGCAGCATATCAAGTCTCTCTGATTTTACGACAACAGCTATTTGTTTATGATCTGTATTGTATTGATTTTTTTGATTCAGATATTCCTCAGAATCGTTACAATATGCTTCATTCTTCTTTTTTTCCGTGTTGATGCTCTGTTCATTTTTATATTTTTCCGTTTCACCATCATGCGATGAAACCCATCCAAATAATCCACCACCAACTGCGGCTGGTATTAAAAATCGAGCAACTCCAGCCGCCACACCAGCAACAGGACCAAATGCCATTAATCCAAAACTGCCAACAAATAATCCGGCAGTAATTCCTAATTTTAATGGATCACTTACACTATTACCACGTAATTGTCCATTAAATCCATTTACAATTTTATGTAAATCAGATCCGCCAATTTGATAATTGTAAATGTATGCGGGCATGTTGTATAATTTAATATTGACATCTGCTTCGTGGAGTTTCATAGTGAGTGAATGGACACGTCCACGATCTGCGTTCCAATGTTGAGCAATATAATGTTTGATTCTTGTTTCTTCCATTTCAAACAATACAGAATTCATTTTTTCCACTGCATAATTAATTTTCATTTCGTGTGGTGAAATAGTTGTGTTTTTGTCAATTTCTAAATCAGTGATTTCTGTGACTCTGGCAGTCTGCATTATTTCTTCCACATGTTCCTTTGGATATTCAAATCCACCATAAATTTGTGTTTTTTTAATTCCAAATGGTCGATCGATTGGTCCCACCTCACCTTGGCAATCATACCAATCTGTGACCAATCGATAATGTGTTTGTGGTAAAGACATTTTTAGTGCTGGGTTGTAAACCCACGTAGTGTAGGGTTCCCATCGATCGTGACCATATTGTCCAACAAAACTGGATCTTAAATTTTGAATATCAACTGAATAAAAAGGTAGATATTTTTTTATAACGGGATCTTTGGATGATATAACAACTTCATTATTTTTTAATTCCTGGTCTGGTTTATTACCACTTTTTTCAAAAAACCCAACACTATCAGACAATGCTTTATTGGTATCTTTTCTAGAAATATTGAATGGTAGGTAATCCAACTACAGACGATAAAGTGCGCAATTGGTTTAAAAATACGGGGTTCCGTTTGGATGAAACTCTTCTAAATATACTTACCATCTTGATATATTAAAAACTTGGTAAATCATATATAAAAGTCAAATTTTTCATTGTTATATATGGTGTATTGTGAAATATCATATTTTGTTAATGAAAAATAAATGTAAAAATAGATTTTTTTATATTAAAAATTGTTAAAATTGAAAATGAAATAAAAATGGCATTTTATTATAAGAGATAGTTTATGTGGAATTTTATTATTAATCCATTGACAAATCAAAAAGTTAATATTTATTCAAATATAGGTAAAGCAATTTTACAAAAATACCAACAGTTATCAGGTGGTAATGACAATGAATCGACAAGTCCCAGTCCAAATAACAAGATCAAAAATAACCAAAATAACAAGATCAAAAATAACCAAAATAACAAGATCAAAAATAAAACCAACCAGATGAAAAACAATGAAATCGAAAATAATAAGAAGATCCATAATGAAAAAATACAAAAATTTGAAAATAATAATAAGACCAATCAAAAAATCCAGAATAAAAAGATTCGAAATAAAAAAATAAAAAACAACAGCAAAATCCCCATTGAAACGAAACGTAAAATGAATCGAAAAAAATTTAAAATTAAATTAGCTTCATCATTAAAACACAAAAAGACAACATGCAAAAAGACATCATGCAAAAAGACATCATGCAAAAAGACATCATGCAAAAAGACAACATGCAAAAAGACAGTTGTAAAAACGCCACAATTTCATCAAACAATAAGAATTCATAGAATTTCATTGGACTGGAAAATAAATCGTAATTTAATTAAAACCATGCGATATTTAAAACCGGGGTCAACTAAACGAGGTGATTCAATTGAAGAGATTTTAACTGGAATATCAATTTCTCCAGAACCATATGAAATTCAAATACCGTTTGATTTGGTAAAAAAAATCTCAATTCCAATTTTAATTGATTTTTGTGAAAAACGAAAACATAATTCCAGCTTGCAATTAAATAATTTTTTAAATAAAAAACACTATAAAAATGAATTATCAACAGAATTGCCATCAACATCATCGTTGGAAACATCCAGAGAAAACGATAATTCAATTAAAAGGAAACGAGAAACAGTTTTTAAAGAAGAAAGAGTAAAAATTTTAAATCCAAATTTTCTAAAATTTATTGGAAATGTAATGATAACTTCCGCGTATAAAGACAATACAACATATAAAATATTTCAATTTGAAAGAAAAAATGATGATAAATTTGACACAGGAAATTTAGTGTTTAACCGACAATTTTTATCCTATAATCAGCAACGTAATATTTTAAATGACAATATAGGGGAAAATATGTATAAATGGTTATCAAATGCGAATTCGAGTAGTGATCACACAAACGATATTTATATATTGAGTGATCTTGATTCATATGAAAATGAAATACACGATGCTATTAATTTTAATTCATTTTTAGAATTTATATCAGATTATGTCAAAGCAAATTTTGAGATATTAGATGAGTTAACTCAAAGTTAATAAAATAATTCTAAAGAAAAAAGAAAAAATAGAGATTTGTTATAAATTTATGGTGATATCATTTATATTATTTTTTAATTTTGCGATGAATTGAGATTTTAATGTAAGTGGATGAAGTGAATTAATGTAATTCATAATTTCATTCATTTTCAGCTCCATATTTTTCATGTTTTCTTTTTTTATTTCCAAATTCCTTATATTAGATTTTTTTATTTCTAAATTCGAAATGAGATTTGAAATGGGATTTATGTTTGAGTTGTAATCAATGTTCATATATAATTAAATAAGCATATAAAAATAAATTGTGTTTTAGAGATTAAATTGAAAAACTCGATAAATGTCAAATAAAAATAATATTCCCTTTATTGAAAAATATCGTCCAACAATAATTAATGATCTTGTTGGAAATAAAATTGTCTTAAAACAATTAAAAAATATTCGTGATTCTGGCAATTTTCCAAATATCATTATGACTGGGCCACCTGGTGTTGGAAAAACAAGCAGTATTTATTGCCTTGTTCATGAATTATTGGGTGAACATATAAAAGAGGCCACTTTGGAATTGAATGCGTCAGATGAGCGTGGGATTGATGTGGTTCGTACCAAGATAAATTTTTTTATGAAGAAAAAAGTTACCTTACCACCAGGAAAGCATAAAATAATTATTTTAGATGAAATCGACAGTATGACAAAGTCGGCACAACAGGGATTGCGTTCGTTAATTGAGCAATATTCCAGAACGACACGTTTTGCGTTGGCGTGTAATGAATCAAATAAAATAATAGAATCGATTCAGTCACAATGTATTATTTTGCGTTTTTCAACATTGGAAAACAGTCAAATAAAAAAATATATTAAAAAGGTGGCAAACATGGAAAATATTGTAATGACTGAAAATGGTGTTAAAGCTATAATATTTTCAGCACAAGGTGATTTAAGAAATGCGTTAAATATTTTACAGACAACTTATGTGGGGTGTGAAATAGTAAATGAAGACAATGTTTTTTCGATGTGTGATAAACCTAAAATCCATTATTTGAAAAACATCATAGAGCATTGTTTAAAACAAGAATTGAGTAATGCTTGTTCCATTGTGAATCAATTATTTGATAATGGATTTTCATCGTTTGATATATTGGAATCCTTATTTCAGATTATCAAGACATATGAGATTCATGATGATTTAAAATTGGAATTTATCAAACAATTGGGTATTGTTCATATGCGAATTTATAATGGGTTGTCTTCAAAATTACAACTATATGGGTTGATATCTCGATTGATTTTAGTGAAAAAATAATTCAAACATTTTTAAATTTAAAAACATTTTTAAATTTGAAAATATTTTTAGGTGGCTATTTATAAAATAATAATAACTTCAAGGAAAAATCAAATTAAAAAAGTTTAATGAGTTATGTTTTGTCAAATCCAAATCCAAATCCAAATTAAAAGTGGATTGTTGTTTTAGTATTCATCATCATAATGCGAAATTTTGTTTTGTCCACGACTGGCAATAAAATCATTTTGTTTTTTAGTGGCACAAATACATCCACCATCACATGAATAAGTAGAAGGACAACATCCAGGTTCACATTTATTATGTGCCCACATATACATTTGACGAGGTGTTTCGGAAGTTCCATCAACATTTGGTCCGTTTGATTCTTCCGAAGATAAATTAGTTCCACTTGGTGTTAATGGAAACGCATGTCCTTGTGGAACATATAACGCATCTTTCATTAAAACCATTTCATTTTCTTTTTTAATTGCTTGTAAACCATCATATGGTCCAATATTTGATTTAAGTGGTGCTGGTGACAAGCTAGTAAATTCTTCGACATCAATTGGTTTTGTATGTGGAGTAAATACATATAAATAGATCGATAATAAAATGGCGGCAACAATGATAATTTTAGTTGAATTCATTAATATATTATATTGTTGAGATTATTTTTTTATTGTTCCATGATTGATTGTTCATTTATCGAAATAAATAATGCCATCTTTATCCGTAAAAGAATTTGCGTTAAATTGTTGTCGTAAACATTCTAAATACGCGGTAGCAGTGGATAAAGGTAACATGTGTTGGGTCAGTTCACCATTTGCGAGAACTAAATCTAAATTACAAGGCATTTTGTCAATTTTGCTATATTTTTCATTTAAAATGGCTAATGTATAAAAATCTTTACACATATATTTTTTTTCACCTACTGTTATAAATTGTTGGTCCATAGGTAATAAACTTGCCACCTGAAACATATCGTCCGTTGGAGACCGTATTTCTTTAGTATTGGTTTTAAATTGTTGACTAAATTTATAATATTCTTTATTAAATAAAATTTTGGAGGATGAAGACATTAATTATTGCAATAATAAAATAACAATTAATTTCTTTAAATACCTTTTTTTAAAAGACAATTCTTCAAAAAAAGATTTTACATCAATCAAGAAACAACTGATTTTTAAATTTCAAACACAAATTTTAAACAGTACTTGGACATGTTTTTTTGCCATTGACCATATGTGCTTTCACACATTTTCCCCATTTACGATCGTCATTGACATCTTTGTTCATACCTTTTCCTTCACAACAAATCATGTTGGTACCTTCACATTCTTTTGATGATGCGCATAATTCACCTATTTTTGAGGGTGGACATTTTGGCTCTGCGGAACAAAATCCCTTACAACATCGTAACAGTTTGCGTCCTTTAAATCCGCCACTACTGAATTTATCACAGTCACTATCTTTATCACATGGATTTTGAGTGTTGATTTGGTCACGAAATCGGAAAATAGTGGCAATTTGAATTCCGATATTTTTAATAAAGAGGGTAAAATCGTATACTATATCTTTATATGGTTCTGGTTGATTACAAATTAAGTTATATCGAATCATCATGGTATTTAGATAATTCAACAAGATCCATAATTTGGGGGCAAGAATAATGGATTTGATGGGTGAAATGAAATTGCCATTGTTAAAATGGATTAGCATTTCTCTGGCTTGTTCACTGATGGAGTCGAGTGTTTTATCTAAATCTCGTTTTGCCCATTCACATTTATTTGGATTTTTATCTTTTAATTCTTTTTCTGAAAACATAAATGTAAATCCCTCTATAATGGGTTTGTTGTTTTGCTGTTGTTTTTTAAGGCGTTGATGATTTTTATCTAGATCTGAACGAAATTTCTCAACTTTGGCAATTAAGTGTTGTAAAATATTTTTTCCTCCATCTTCCATAGATGTATAATTCGTGAAAGTTTCTTTTTGATGACGGATAGGCCATTTTTTTGATTTTCGGAGTCCTATAACAAGAATCAAGACACATAAAAAAAATAAAAAAGTAGTTTTATGTTTCATTTAATATTAATCACAGATAATTTTTCAAAACAGAATTATTTATTCTTCATTTTTAAAAAATCTGGAAATAACACTGGTTTACATAATCCTGCTTCCATTTCTTTTGCTGGTCCACAATCACCATATTTTGGATCCAATATAGATTTTCCAACAGGCAACCATTTTACTGGTTTCTCACACCCACCAACACCAATATCATTGAACCCTGGTGGACAACTTTCTGAACACATTTCCACATTACCCGCGTCTCGTGTATAATATTTATCGCATGGCGGATAACACAGACGACCGTGTAACTCGCGATTATCTGGACATTTGTCTGGTAAGCGTCCAACTTTTGATTTTGGTGGATTATCATTTGTACATAAAGTCGCACTACATTTAAATCCATCTTTTGGTTTTTTATAACACAAGGATGATTCCATTGTACGATCACTATCGCAATATTGCCGTTGACTTAATGTTTTTTTAATCCCAACATCTGTTTTTCGACAAGTTGAACCATCATCATGATAACCACTTTTACAAGCAGTGTGACATTCATGAATGGAATGTCCACAAATACCCATACATTTTCTTGATTCATTGGAATTACAACTCATATTCCATCCTCTGCGTATTGATTTACCATAAATATGCGCATCACTCCAACAACTTGTTCCATCATCTCTTTGCCCAGAATCACAAGCTCTTTTTTTTGGAATGGTTCCAACACCTCGATCATATGCACAAGAAGTTCCATTATAATAAGTACCATCAGGACATTTTTTTCGAATAAATCCAGGTGTGTTTACCATCCAATTATCATCTGGTAAATCGTAACATAAATCTAAATGGTCTTCAACAGGATGATCTTTTTCTAGGCAACCTTTTGGAACAGATTTGGAAGTATCTGATCCAACTGTGGAATATTTTGTTTTTTTTTGGCAATGATCTGATGTTGTTGTACCTTCCCAATTAGATGGACAATCCAATAAACATCGTTGTGCTTCATCCCAAACATAAGAAGATTTGACCTTTTCACCCTTAAAGTCAATTTCCTGCTCTTTTGGACATTCTTCTAAACACAATCCTGCGCCATTATGCTGATATCCTTTGACACAATTGACGGGGGGTGTTCCCATGAAAAATCCAACTGGATTTTTTGCGAAATCGGAAACTAAAATTTTGTAATGTTCCATTGCCAGTTTAGCTTTGTTTTGGTCTAATTTGTTTTGAGCGGAATCTTTTATACCACTTGGAGACATATTATTTGCTGTATTTTCATCAATCATTTTTTGGGATTTTATCATGGAAGATCTATCCTTTACTTGGCCCATAATTGATTTACCAATACCAAAATGTTCTTTATTTTTATAATTTAAAAGTGACAGAATTATTAGGGCAATTAATAAAAATAATAAAAAATAATTCATTTTTTTATTAATTTATGTTTAGATTTAAAATTTACATGCAACAAACCAAAAACAGTAAATTATACATGAACGTATCCGGCAATCAATCGATCACCGCTGTGCTGCGTTCGTTTGCTTGCTTTCGAAAAGTAGGTCGGAGGCTGAACGGTGTTACTCTCTTTCATGAAAGAATACTGTAATTATAATACATGAAAAAAAAACGTAAAAAAAACATTCACTATTTTGTTTCATTATTTTTCATGTATTAAATAAAAATTTCATTGAATTAAATTTTCTTTTGGGATCACAAATTTACTGTTTTTAAATAAGTTGTGTAATGAAATAACCACTTTTGAAAATCCACCTGAATTGGGACAAGCAATCACGTGTTTTGAGAAAATTAGTTTTATTAAATCCAAATCAGTGTCGATATTTGAGCAAATTTTCACAGGCAAACGAATATAACTGATTAATTTACGCAACAATTGTACATTTTTATTTTTACTTTCGTCACTATATTTCCATTTATGAACATTATATAATTTACTTTTTGGATTACTACCATAATGAAGAGCTGTCACGAGAACAACTGTTTTATTAAATTTTCGATAGCGATTAATCATATTTAAATAAAACAAAAAATTTTTAGAATTCATTAGGCCGCGAAATGATAAATCATCACCAGTTCGAATATGAACTAATATATGATTATCTCCATAAACTTTAATTTTGTTTTTAATCATAAATTCCTTCGCCGTTTCATATAAACGACTTGTCTTATTATTAACACGATGTTTGGAACAATTTTCAAAAAATTGCCGCATTAATGTCCCTTCATATTCACTATTTGTCATTAATTCATCGACAACACGATGTTTAATCTTAAATCGCATCAAATCACTTATTCGATAAACCTCGTTATTTTTCAAAATTTGGAGTTCCTTATGTAATTGTTCTTCAGTAAATTTTTGATTTTCTTTATTTATCATGACAATTGTCATAAATGGTATTATAATATTGAAATATTAAAAAAATTGTAGTTTTTACGATATTTTTAAATTTCTCTAGGTTTTCATTCTCCAAATTTTCATTCTCGCGTTTTGCCCATTATTATTTATTTAAAAATAAATAAATCGAACATTGCGTGGTTCCCATCCATGATACAATGTATCGTACATATCTTCATCCATATTTCTTATTTCTGTAATCAATTTTACTATTACAGTAAGTAAAAATAAATCTGTTCCAAAAGAAAATACATTAAATAATAAATAGAACCAGCCAGTGCTATAAAATATAACAAAAAATTTAATTATTAAACTGATTGAAACACTTATTCCATACACTAATATATAATCGGATTTATATGTTTTGGTACCATGATATCCCATATATGCAGCGATAATTGGTAAAATATACCAAAAATTAAAATAAAAAATTGTGAAAATGACATTAAACATAATATCAGTGATCGCCAATAATTTCAGAGTTTTTGCTAATCCAACAATTCTGGTTTGTTTTTTTTCCTCGGTATTTGGTGGATCCAATAATGGAAGTGCATTTTCATTATCATCAAACGATTTATAATCCATTTTATAATTGTATTTTAATGACATGAATGTTTTAAGTATCTTTTTTTTCAAGTGGTTTTTTTATATACATTTTCTAAAAATAAAATCATTTTGGAATTAATCAAACGATCCAACGATATAAATAATGATGGATTAGTGTTGTATGAGAACAACGCATTGCCAAAATTATTGTAATGATGATTTCCAACGAGAATGAAACATATAAAACAAAATCGGATTAAACAATAAAGTTGAAACCGAAAAATGAGTGGCACCCAATCGCTGATATTCACATAATGTATCTATGTTACGTATACCTCCTCCAGCAACAATTTCAACATCATCATATTTTTCACGTATCGAACGAACTAATTTACTTGTATGTGGTATAAGAATTGGACCGCTTAAACTCCCATTTAATTCATTTTTTTTCAAAGTGTTACAACAATGAAATTGTCGAAATCCTTTTTGATAATATGAGTCGACCATTTGGATATTGGTATCTGGTGCGAGTTTAATGGAACACCATTTTCGTTCTGGATTTAAAAATTCTTCGATTCCAATACAAACCAATTCATGTTTGGTATTTTTACAGCTAACATTGATTTCCAAATTCATTTTTTTTGGAATTTTTTTATTAAATGTGTGAATTTCGTTTGGATCTAATATGGCAATGCTTAATACATTGGATTCATTAAATTT